TACCATCCGTACCACTAGTTCCTGATGTTCCTGAAGTACCTGTAGTTCCACTTGTTCCTGATGTACCATCCGTACCACTAGTTCCTGATGTTCCTGTAGTTCCTGAAGTACCTGTCGTTCCACTAGTTCCTGATGTTCCTGACGTACCACTAGTCCCTGTTGTTCCTGATGTACCATCAATTCCACTTGTTCCTGAAGTACCTGATGTACCTGTCGTTCCACTTGTTCCTGATGTACCTGAAGTACCGCTAGTTCCATCAGTTCCACTTGTTCCTGATGTTCCTGTAGTTCCACTTGTTCCTGATGTACCTGTTGTTCCTGATGTTCCACTTGTTCCTGACGTACCTGTAGTTCCACTTGTACCTGAAGTTCCTGAAGTTCCTGACGTACCTGACGTACCTGAGGTTCCATCTATACCCGAAGTCCCACTAGTCCCTGAAGTCCCATCAATGCCACTAGTACCTGATGTACCTGTTGTTCCACTAGTACCTGACGTACCTGACGTACCTGAAGTTCCGCTAGTCCCTGAAGTTCCATCAATACCGCTAGTACCACTTGTACCTGTCGTTCCACTCGTACCTGATGTTCCTCAAGTCCCACTGGTACCTGTTGTCCCACTAGTACCTGAAGTACCACTAGTACCTGTTGTTCCACTAGTACCTGAAGTACCACTAGTACCTGAAGTACCGTTAACACCCGAAGTTCCACTAGTTCCTGATGTACCACTAGTACCTGCAGCTGTTGTTACAGTAATATTTCCATCACCATCATCAACCACAGTTGCATTGACAAAAGTAATACCCGAAACAGGGAATACTGTTGTACTACCGTCACCAACAGAAAGAGCAGACCCCGTACCTGATGTGAATCCCGTAATTTCCACGTCACTCCCATCACTATTATTAAGTGTAAGAGTTTCTGTATTTAAATCGTATGTACCACCGGTTATTGTACCTGTAAATCCTGTTATTGTTACAGTACCTCCGGTGTTGTTGAATAAATCTAAAGTTGTTGTTGCCGAATAATATGTCCCACCTGTAATTTGAATATCAGTAGCACTAACTATTCTCCATCTAGCATTATCTCTCGTTACACTATTAACACCTTCAATTGTTGAACCTGTCCAAGCATTGATAAAATTTCTACCCGCCTGAGAACGACTATTAACAACAGTTGTGTAATCAGTTTGAGTAATCGCAGAATTTCCGGTCAATCCCGATAAGTTATTCCAAAGAGTCTCATAATTTGGTATAACATATTGATATGAAGTATTTGTTTCTTGAACCCATACTTGCATACCTAATCTTCGTCTACCCGATGATATATTATCCGAATTTAAACTAATACTATCAGGCGAAAATGCACTTCCCGTCCCTTTAGTGAAACTAATTGGTATTGTATTTGCAGATAATTGAATTTGAGCAGGGTAAGTAGATGCCGTTAGAATTAACTCCAAATCGTTTAATTCCCAAACCTCCATATAACCCCCAATATTCAACACCGAGAATGTATTACCAAACGTAACCGTTCTACCTACAGTATCAGCCCCTGAACTTTGAGTTAATGAAATCGGATTTTTATATTGAAATGCCATATTATATTATTTTTCTATATTGTTGAATATTATGATTTTGTATCACCTTTAAAGTATATTGATGCCCCTAAAGGAATTGTTGATGGAACTACAAAATTCCAAAGAACTCTATACGTTCCCGCAGGTAATATTAACCCTGGAGGAACATCTACGTCGATTGCAGCATTACCTAAATCCGGTATGGCATCAGAGAATATATTATTAGTACAAGGACTTGAAGAACCTACATCAACCGTCATATTTGTGAATGTATTTCCAACTCCCGCAAGTGGTATCCAAATACTGTAATCGTATTGCTCATTCGGATTAACATCTGTTGTTGTAACCTCAATTGTTCCAAAGGTGTATTGATTTTGAGGACATCCGAACGTATCAGTACCTGAACCTGAACTTTGTCTAATCGAACCTGTTAAATTCGTAACACTAGTTATAAAATTACCTGAATTTCCTGTCCATCCCGGATATTGAATATAAGTCAACATATTTGATTCATAATTAGTACTTCCCGGTATACCACCACTATTTAAGTATCCATACCAATCAGCACCATTATCAAACATAAATTGACCTAAACTATTTTGAGATGTAGAATCTAACGCCTCAGGGAATAGATATGTTTTAAATAAATTAGTTGTTGGCGACGGTGTATTAGTCGGCGTTGTTGTTGTAGTTGGAGTATTAGTTGGCGTAGACGTAATCGTTGGTGTTTGTGTTGGTGTTTCGGTATTTGTTGGTGTCGGATTAGGACTTAAACCTGGTGTTGCCGTTTGAGTAGGCGTAGGAGTATTTGTTGGAGTATTTGTTGGAGTCTCAGTATTTGTCGGAGTTTGTGTTGGTGTTTCACCAATTGTAGGCGTGTTAGTTGGTGTAGGTGTTTGAGTAATTGTTGGAGTTGGTGTAGGAGTACCACATTGAACAACAAGAACAACCCCATCTAATAAATTGTTACGAGTAACCGCAGAATAATAGATTGTGTCGTCCAAATAAACATTAAACGGTCCTACTGAATTTGAATTTGGTGTTAACCTAACAATATACTGAGAACACCCGGAAACCGACAATTGTTGTTCGATTTCAGAGGTACACCCAGGTGCATCATTGGTAACAAGAATAGAATATATTGACATCCGCTGTTTTTATTAAATAAATACCACGACAATTCTATTTCAGTTATAATTAAAGTAAAAATGAAAGTTTTATTATTAACGATTATAATTATTCCTCAGTAATCGTAATATTGACAGTACAAGACACCATCTCAATAGTGATTTCAAACGCACAACCAAAAGTACAATCAAGTATTTTAAAAACTTCACAATCATTATCATCCACTAACAATAACATAATTTCCGGTGCGGTATTAAATATTGTTGGTATAACAGTGTTGTACTGAACTGTTGGTGGTACGGGACCCGTACCAATAGTACCTAATAATGTACGATTATTCCCATATACATCAGCAATGTATACATTAATTGGGTAAGTACCCCCCGAGATTTCATCAATTCTAATTTGTGTCATTATGTTAAGCACATTATATCATATTCAATTATTAAGTCAATAACAATTTCTTGACCCTGTAATGTATCATTACCTCTTGTCGTTTCAATTGTTATCATATTATCTATAGGGTTTACTGTAACATCCCCAACACCCGGAACACTTAATAATAATTGAGTTATTGTATCATAATATAAGTTATCAGCGGGAACATTAACCAATGAGGTTGTCGTATAAAAATCTTCACTTGTTGTTAAACCTAATGGTGTGACAGAAACTTTTGCGGTAAAAGTAGCACTAACCAAATCACAACTTGTATTATCAAGAGTTAAATCATAGAACCCTTCATTTAACATTTGTAATAAACCAAACTTAGTTGGAGACGATATGTTAAACACCTCAGAGCCCATAACATATGTTTGATATGAAGTTAAACTAGCATTACAACTAATAGTTGTTGTACGAGATAGTGAACATCCATCAGAACCAACAATAGTTAAACTATAAGTTCCACCTGTTAATCCCGACACTTGTATTTGTTGTGGGTTATTTGGTACATTATCAGACCAATTAAAACTAAAGGGTGTAACTCCTTGGTTAATAAACGCAGTTATTTTACCCGAATTACCGGTACCACAAGAAGTACTATACAATGAAAAATCCAATGGAGTACTTCCAAGTATTAAAATGTTTTCAGTTTGAATACAATCATTTGCATCTGACACTGTAACAACATGGTTACCAGCAGTTAAATTATTAAAAGTCACCGAAGTTAATGTTGTGTCGATAATATCATAAACACCATTATCTATAGAATAATCCAATGGTAATGTAGAACCGGTGGTCGTAAATATTGTAACAGAACCATTTGAACCACCACAAGTGGTTCCTGATACCTGAGTAGAAATAGTATATTTGTTTTCAGCAATTATATTCGCCTCTTCCATATAAGCACACCCTGAACTATCACTAACAGCAACCGTATAAGTACCTGAAGATAAGTTTGAAAATAATTGGGCGGTTTGAGAACCACTTATATTTGTTGTCCCCCCTCCCGGAGAAACTAATGTATATGTATATGGCGTCACACCACCAACAACCGAAATTAATATCTCCCCGTCAACACTAGAACAACTTGAATTTGTCGTATTAACACTAACTGAAGACATTGAGTTTACTGAAGTGATTGAAGTACTAACATTTAATTGACATAACCCCGCATCTGTAACTAAAAACCCATAAGCACCTGATGATAACCCTGAAATTGTATATGTTTGAGAATAAGAGATTAAAACATCCCCTGTTGATGCAGAATAATAATAAGGAGCGGTCCCTCCTGTAACGGTTAAACTTATTGTCCCATCGGCAGTAAAACAACTTGGTGGTGTTGAAGTAAACGTCCCAAACCCTAATTGACTAACATTAACAACGGTCTCACCCTTACTTAATTGACATCCATATCCATCCGTAACAGTCACCGAATAACCACCGGCAGTTAAACCTGTTATAGTTGACCCACTAGCACCTGTATCCCACAAATAAGTAAATGGTGGTTGACCCGTAACACCGGTAACACTAATCTTACCTATTGGAGTACCACCACAAGCAGAATTTGGAACCATGTATAAACCATAATTTAATGGCCCTGATTCTTCAACAATAAAGTTTTGACTTCTCCCGGTACACCCCCCAAGGTCTAATACCGTCATATAATAAGTTCCAGCAGTTAAACTTCCAAATATAACATTATCTTGGTTTGTAGTTGCTGATTGACTAAAAACCCCATCACCGTGGTAAAGATAATAATCGGTTGACGAATATTGGGTTGTAGAAGTACCTGTTACTGAACCATTATTCAAAGAACAGGTAGTATTATTAACATTTAAAATACTACAACAAACCCCATTTGAAACTGGAATGTTAATGTATTCAACTTGATTGGTAGGTAATGAACTATCCGTTACTTTAATACTGTAAGTTCCTCCAACTAAATTTGTTTTAGTAACTGATGATAAAATAATCTCTGTTGGAAATGCCGGTTCAACCCATTGTACTGTATATGGTTGAGACCCCCCAGATACGATAAAATTAATTATCCCGTCCGAAGTGTTATTACAATCCCCTGTTACATTTATGATATAATTAAACGCCATTAGTTACTATTACAATTTATATTTATTTGTATTCCAACATTTAATGTAAGAATTTCATTTATATTTCTTTCCGTACAAGTTAAATTCGTAATTGTTAAAATATTCCCATTTAAGAAGTATGTAAACCCATAATCATATAATAAAGGTAGATACTCAATCAACGCATTTCTCCATATAACATTTGTTGGAACATCCGTATAACCATAACCAACATAAAATGGTTCTTTAATCAATAATTCATTTTCAATTCTTAAATCAACAAACCATTCAGTTTGAACCGAATTTTGAATACAGTCATTTAACGTATACCCACTTTCAGATAACATATTATTAACCCTGTTCGCCAAGATACTATTAAAGTTCCCAACATTAGTATCTCCATTCAACCAAGGATATATGTTATAATCAGTATACTCAGTTGTACAAGTGTAATCGAATATGTTTGAAATAATAAAACATGGTTCAACAGGTACCGGAATAAATTGACATCCTCGTTGTCTTCTATAAACAAATTTTTGTTTGTGTAAGATTGAGTTTTCCATCTTAACCCCTGAATTCCAAATTGTAGTTGCTGGAACCATTTGTTCTGCCAACTTCATCCAATAAGGACCAATACCATTCACATAATCAATTAATTTTTGATATGTATATTTGTTATTAGGTAATCCAACAGTTTGTTCTGACTCGATATATTTCCACCAAATTGATTGTAATACCGGATATCCACCCGTTTTACCATCACTAATGTATTGTCTATTTCTAACATTAATCATATTCTCCCAAAATGTTTGTGAGAACTCAAAGAATGTTTTCTTTTTAGGTTCAGGATTAATATAAGTCCAATCTACACCACCCGGAACTGGATAACCAACGGTTAACCCTGATTCAGGAAATGGGTAATCGTATTCAACAGATTCTCTCCATACATCATATAATAATCCTTGTGATGGGTTTAAGAATAAATCAACATTCTTAACATTTAATACTAATTTTTCATTATCTGCAAAATAATAAGCATTGTAATCAGCACTTGTTGAAACCCTTATTTTTGTATCCTCTTCCAACCATGACTTATTGTTATCAACTATTTTTTGTAGTTTAAACCCTTCTGTCATATATGGGAAATCCCTGAAACGGTCTAAATACGGTTGCCCATAAGTAAACGGCTGTAATTGAGTTTGAATATTATAGTTTTGTCCAGTATAAACCGCCCCTGTAATTACAACTTCATCAGGACTTCTATGTTGTGGTGTTGATTCATACCAACCTGAACCAATTTGGAAGAAATAATTTTCAGTATTTACCGGAGCCTTTGGATAACCAAATATATCTATCGGATACTCCTCTAAACGAATTGAAACGTCTTCATAGGTAGCACTTGAAGTGTACCCCGAATAAACTTTACCTCGAATTTTGTATGTATCACCCGGTAAATAAGATGGAACTTTATCAACATAAGTACCACCCGAGATTGAAGCCCATTGTGTATAGAATTGGTCTAAATTAATTTTTTGGTCAGCCAAATAGATATGCTCATTAAACTCAATTAACGAATCCGGTGCACCAATTAATCTCAACATAAACTCAACCGACCTTCTCGTACCTTTTGATTTAAAAAGGTAAGAAGCATTAAGAATTAAATTACGGTAAAACGAATAATTTATTTCAGTTGGTGTAAGAGCTCTCGCATACCCAGGATATGTCGGAGTCGCAGTATTACCAAACACCGAACTTAAAAAATCTTCATCAGTAATTGGAGAAAAATTAGATGTCCAACCTAATGTTTGGGCCAAGTTCACCAATAATTGAGATGGTATATCATTTGACGGATTATAGTTAACAGAATTCATATAAGCCAACGCGTCAATGAATTGTTTTATTTGGTCAAAACTCCTTCCGTAAATTTGAAATATTTTTTCAACCTTTTGACCCAAAGTATCAAATTCTTTTAATGAATCTGTTACTAAAAATCTTGAGATTAAATTTGTTTTAAATGAATCTAAATTAACCGCAATCTCATCAAGTTGAGTTAGGTAATCGTCGAACAAAAATGAACGAATATCAAGATTCCACACACCATCTTTAGGCCAAGTCACCTGTTGGTAATTAGTATAGAATTCTCCATTCTCTGTTTGGGCCGGAACTTGAAAAACCGCAGTATATTCAGGTCTAATTAACCTATTTAATAAAAATTTTTCAACCTCATCAAAACTTTCTGAGAAAATTCTGTCAACAACTAAATCATTTGGTCTAATCTGATAATTTTCATTTATTGTAGTTGCAGTAACCCCAAAAGGTGCACCTGAAACATAAAATGAAATATATCCCGTACTTAATGTTTGAGATGGTTGGAATGAGACAATTTTAAATATATCATCATTAATACTCACACAATAATCTAAATAAGTGTTATACAAATTTCGATAAGGTGATGTTGTTATTTCTCTTAAGTTTAAATTAGTTGCCGCACTAACTGAATAATCTATATCAAAAGGGTTATTAATCCTATCAACGTTTACTTCAAAATATGTTTCATCATTAACCGAATCGTAAGAAATATTAACGGCAGTTGCACCTGTAACAAATTCTAAATTGTTAAAATTAATATCTAATGACGCAGGAAAATAATGAATTATCTTAGTTGCCGATACTTGGAATCTTTTACGTAAAGACCCATACATTGAAAAATTAAGTACTTGAGAGACATCATAATTAGGATAAACCCTAAATTGGGTCGCCATAATTCTTCTACTCTCCGCAACATCCTCAATGTTTAATGATTGTAAACTTAATGGTTCAGAAAAAGCACCTACATTAAATGTTCTATTAACTTTTTCAGTAACCGATGTTGTAAACTCAAAATTACCTTGCGTTAAACCTCCTCCCTCAACAGTTTGTAAACCTACAATGTTGTCGGAGAAAGTCGCAGCCCCACTTCCGGGTCTTGGCGGATAAAAATATTTTGTCGTATTTGTAGTTACTGCCATTAAGTTGTTATATTTGTGAAGTTTTTACTAAAATCAATATTATTATTTCTATTCTGTCTAACCTCATATAACAACGCATTAAATTGGTCTCTAACCTCGTATAAGTTGTATTGTCTATAGATATTATTAGCAGAGTCGTAAATTGTGTAGATACCATCATCAATTGATTTGGTTTGATTACCATAAAGAGCAATTGCAAGAGATGATATATCGTATTCAACCATTTCTATCTCCAATGTTACAGGATTAAAAAAAGTATTTGAAATTATGATATCTTGGCTTGGTTGACCAATAAACGGTGTTGCGTTTGGTTTGTTCGTTGGTGAAGATGATGGTGATAAAGTTAAGAAAAGTAAATTCGAAGACCCATCAACATATCTATATCGAATAGCTTTTTGTTGAGTATTAACTTCATTTGTCACAACAGGTTCACAATAGAAACTTGAAGTAACCACTCTAAAGAAGTTAGGTATTTTTGAACCATCCGGATTTAAATATTCAATTCTAAAACCAACTAAACCTTGAGGTACAAATTTATTTTGGTATTGTGTCGGAACATTCGCCAAGTCAATAACTAACCCTTTAACATTTGGAAGAGCACTTAAAACCCCACAATCAGTGATTGTTGTTCTAATTTGAGCAGGTCTTAAATAAAGCGTATAAAACCCCAAAGCATTAAACTGACTTGCAGGTAATGTTAAATTATACAACCCACCTAAAACCTCAACACCGGCATTACCACCTGTTTCAGAATTCTCAAAATAAGGTCGTAAAATAGTTTGAGCATCTAATTTAGTTAGGACGAAGGCATCCGTTACATCCCTACTTGGTGTGTAATTCATTATGATTTCAACATCTGCTGGTGAAACGTCTGACGGTCTTATAGTACCATAGCTTCCAATTGCCATATCTTCTTATTTAATTTATAAATAGTTTAGTTCTTTTTTTCATTTTAGTTTTCTTTGTTAATCACATTAAAAAAACCATATCCGTAATTAATCATATCCCCTAAGTTATCCACCTCACCAAGTCTTTGTATTCTTTCGTAAGCACTATTCTTACCTCTTTCCACAAAAACATTAGTTTGAACCTGTGCTTGGTCAATAACTTTTAATAATACCTCGTCCTTTGTTATTGGAACTGCGGTTAAATTATTTTCAGTTAATCCTGACGATTGTTCAAAATAAATGGTAGTTCCATCAATATAATCATAGTAATTAACAGTATTAACCGTATATGCAGTATAAATTGATGTGACATCGGTAATCGCACCCCATATCTGTCCATTACTAATCACAGGTACCCCAATCCTTTCATCAATTGTTAACGTACCATATGTCTTCAATTCATTAATTCTTGATTTTGTAACCCCTGAAATTGTAAATGGTATGGACACATAATTAATAGATGTCTGTGGAGCCACTTCATTTACCGCATCACCCGAAAATATGTAATTATATGAGACAGAAGTACCAACCCAATTACCTGATGATGGTGCGAAAAACGCCTCACCTTCCGGATTGTAAATAACAACATCACTAAATGGAACTGTAATAGTTTTTGAAACTGTTGTAATTCCCCATGGGTTTGTCTGTTCTAATTTAATTGTATATTCTTTATTCTCAACAGGATATGTATGATTAATTGAATTAGGTACATAATTGGTTATCGTTTGTTTAGGAGAACCATCACCCCAATCAACCCTATATGCAGATAACTCTAAAAATTTTTGAAATTCATCTGAAGTATTGTAAACATTATAAACATAAGGACTTGATGTTGTTGACGAAAATATAAAATTAGCAACCACATTTTTTTGTAATACGGCACCATCAAATGGAGAATAATAACCCACATCAACAGCACTTTGTCTTATCAAAATAGGTATTGTCAATCCGGTTAATAATGAACTACCATTAACCCCTGAACTAACAACTTGAGTCATAGCCGAATAAACCCCAACAGGTGTACCCTTATAATCGACAACCGATAAATCCCCAAGAATTGTTTCGGGGGATATTTTAATATTGTAAAAATCTTCCATTATACAGGTGGATTAAGGTATTCAAACCATTTTATGGGAATTGTCGTCCCGAGTCTCTGTCCATTAGAGTTAGTCACTTGATATGTTTGATTCACATAATCTAAATTTACGATATAATAAAACAATGTATTATTATCAAAGTAATATTGATTAGAACCAACAGGAAAATCTGACTGAGGACCTTCAGTCGTATCTAATGGGTCAGTCCCATTACCTGTCATCATTTTAGTGAATTGTCCCGTTTTTGCATTGTAAAATTTTGCCGACATATAAAATGTATCAATATCCAAAAACTCTCGTTTCTTCAACCAATAAAGAAAAAACCCTTCTTTATCTCCAACATAATCTAAAACAAATTTTGGTTTTCTAACGTCCACCATAATTCTTTGCATTTGAGTTGTCATTTTTAAACCCTGTTGGGTTGGAATAATAACCGTTAAATAATTCGTTTGTTTTTTTTCATCCGTATTATCATAAAAATCCAACTTAAAAAATGAATTAGAAAAATTATTTGTATAGTAATACAAATCTTGAGGAGTAAATCCCTCACTCATATAATTTATTCTCCAATTATTGATATCATAAGTTGAACCACCCGAATAAAAATAAAACTCATAATTAATTTCAGTATTATTTGTTGTTACATCAGGTGCATGAGCAAATCGACTGATTTCAAAATCACGGCCAACACCAATAGTTTCAGTAATAACTTCAGTTTCATATTCTTCAATTGCCATATCTAACCCTAGATAATCCCAAGTTAGTCTTACCGGTATATTGATTTGTTTATCAATACCATCAGGTACTATAGTTACTTTATTCACACTCATCAATTAATGGTTTTATCGCAAAATCAGTGCCATATAGGCTCTCATTATAGTTTATTCCTTCAGGTATTAATCTAAAAGTAATATCCGAAAATGGATAATGAGCGGTATTCAAAAATGGATAATCAACACCTCTCTCTAAATTATCAGTAAATCCATAAGTATACAAATCTCTCCATCTAAACTGTTGGTCAGTATTTGAATAAAATGAGTAACTTGGCACTTGGTCAATAAAATTAATATCCCCAGTTTCAATATAATCCGAAAACACCCTCAAAGTCATTTTATTATGTGGCTGATAATAATAACCCGGTGAATTAGTGTCCGGATTATTCAATGTTTGAAAAACTGTCTGATTATAATTTATTTTATGATAATATGGTGAAATTACTCTCTCTATTTGTTCATAATCATTCCATTCACAAAAATCACCATCCATCACATCCCCTTTCATTAAGTCACCATTGTAATAGAAAGTTTTGGTAGACCCACTAGTTTGAGTGTATGAAGATAATGGAACTGTCGAGTTCGATTCATAGTTATTTAAATCCCAATATTCATTAACTTCTTTAGTTAAATTAAACTCCCACCCTTGTTTTAACCCGACACCAAATGAAGGTTCATTGAAATATCCTGAGTACCCTTTATTAACAATAGTTAAGAAAATTTCACTTAATGGTCTCTTTTGATTATCCAAATACCCAGCGAAATCTAAATCATAAGCAGATGTCATATTGTAGGCATTACTACTTGTTTTTTGAGATATTCTTGAAATTTTATTTGGGGTTATCGAACTATATTCAAATTGTTTATCTTCTCTAAAGACATTTTTTTCAAACCCAATCTTGGTGACAATAATATCGTCTAAATTAGTAATTACTTTATGTTCTCTAACATAATATTTTGATTTGGTTTCCGTTAAATTATCAGGATTAATCACTCTTTTAAAAGTTCCCATTACATTATCGGCAAATGTATTACCTGTATACCCAATGTCTAAAACATTAAACACATAGGCATCACTGTCAAATAACCCGTTACCCAATGAATACACTTGAAAGATATTTGAATTCCTATAAGTTAAAGATAATTCAACATATTCATTTGGTGTTAGCCCGTGGGACCCAACACATTTAAACGATATTAAACCATTTCCATTAATTTCAATATTTTCAATAATAAACGGAATTCCTTCTTCCGCCAACCAATCCATATCACCATTAGGTATGTCAGAATAGTAAACCAATCTTTTTTTATAATTGTTAGCATGCGGATATGTTAAATAATACATCCAATTATAAGTGTACGCACTTTTAGATTTGTAAGGGAAATGTTGATTATCAACAATTGGTCTAAAAAAATCAAACTCATAATATTGAGGAAACCCTTTCCAAGTACCATTAACAAATGATTGTTCAGGATTTACGTAATATAAATTATATTGGAAAGGTAAAAATGTTGTTGTTCCGGTATAGGTATTATCATACAAATACTTAACCTTAAAAGTTGGTCTAAAAACGGTACAACCTTGTCTTTCATCATCATAAACTTGCGCAAGACTTATTGTCGCACTTCTATCGTATTCCGTTATCTCTTGACCTGTTTGGTCTAAAGATATCGAAACTTTTTCATCCACAGAAGGAGCCCCTTTATATTTAAGGTTACTTGGTATTATCGTGTAATTATTCATCTATCGAATATAGTTCTTTAAATTTATCTAAAGCAGTCTCCCCTTTAATTAACCCAAAATAGAAATGGTTAGGAGCCCCAACCAAGAATTTTTGAGTTGGTACATTCCAATTACCAGCGTCAGCAACATAACTAAAGTCAACCACATTTGTAGCAGTACCATTAAATAAATATCCACGAGCAAATTGGTCACTAATACTATAAATCGATGGTATAGCATAACTTGGATGAATAATCGCCCTTCTATCAAGAGATTGATATCTTCTTGAAAAAATATCACTTGTGTTTGTCGCCCAATTATTACCTTGGTCACCAAAAATACCGGCATTAGGGGTATTATTTATTCTCCATTGATAGTATGGTACTTCTTGGGATTTAATCCCGTAAGGATATGTTATAGCATTTGCGTTATTTGACGGTCTGAAATCAATCACTCCCGGGGTTAAATAATCCTTGTTCTGTAAATCTTGAGTTGTTGATGAAAAGAACACCGCCATTGTTGGGTCGCTAGAACCCGCTAATATTTGAACAGGGTCATCAATAGAACCTGTCACTTGATAAAATTCTGGCGAAAATGGTATCACACCATATTCAGAATTAATCGACATTGATTGTGCCAAGTCCGCATCAATTCTTCTTGAACTACCATCTCGAGTAAATAATTGTTGTAATGAATTATCTCCTAACGCAATAATTTGTCTTAAAAACCCCTCATCGGTAATTCTTGAAATAACAAATAAATTAACCAAATCTGATGTATCTGAATAACTCGTAGGTGCCAAACTTTTCATTATGTAACCTTTTGCCGATGGGTCAAAAATTATTTCTTGATAAAAATCATCTTTTATACCCAAATTAATAATTGTTGTCGGAAATAATAAATTTCTTTTATTCACCGGAGAATTTAATCCTGTAACCGGTCTCCCAATAAAGGTCCCTAACCCTGAAGTACTTCCAGTTAATCTATACGGAGAACTTCTATAATAAAAATTATTAGTATCTTTTTCAAAATATACGACCTCATCCGCAAATCTTGGATATTCGGGTTGATTTAATTTATTAAAAAAAGTATCAACTTGTATTGGGAAAGCATATAAACTACCATTAACCCAATTATTCATAAATGATTGAGATAAAACTCCTCGACATAACCCATAAAAAAATCTGAATCTAAATCCCCATTCAGCAAACGTACCTAAATCTTGTACTAAATCCACTAAAGGTTCATTAACCATTATGTAACAACCATTTTCAACAACATCACCATTCTGACAATTAGGGATTACCCCAAAATTAGTACCATTCCCTTGATAACACTCCAAACCAACCATATCTTCACAAGTACCCAAAGTTTGTAAGACATTTGTCGCAGCAATTTGACCATCAATATCGGCAGTGACTAAATCAGCACCTAACGAAATTGTCGGATTATTAAATGATAACGCACCACCCGCACCGACAGGATAAACCGCAAAACCAGCGTTTTGTTGTAATAAACTAACACTACCCGTCAAAATCTCAGCATCATCAATATAATCTGACGAAGGTAATCTATCAGTTCTCATAATAAGTCTAGAAGAGTCGGACATATTAACTTCAGTAGTACCGGTATATTTTGGATATAAAATAGGACTAAAATAAACACCAGCAGTTGCACTAAATCCTTGTATTGACTCTTCACACGTTCTTGTCCCAAGACAAGTTCCAAGGACCGTAGGCCCCTTACAATCATACCGTAAACAAATTGTTCCTGTTGAGAAATTATTTTTAACCATAATCGCCCCACCGGATAAATCCTCAGAACCATCATAAAGATTATCGGCAATACTTGAGGAATAAAATCGATTAACTGTTTTTGACGCAACTCCAGTTAAACCATTTACAGGTATAGGTTGAACATAATTAGTTGAGATTAGTGGGTTTACATCAGCAGGTAGACCCGGAGTACTAACTTGTCTTGGAGGTATTGTTGCATCTAATGCCCCATAAAATCCAAAGTTAGGTGTTGTATACGCCGAATAATTAAATCCCGGACCTGTTTGTCCAACAAGTCCCGGTGTATAAAAATAAGACGAATATGATATATTATCTTGACTACCATGATTTTGAATCGAAATACCATTAGAACTAGGAAGTGGTTGTATTGGAATATTCATTCTTGTCATCGCAGTAAAACTTACCGCGTCTTCATTATCATACCCTAAAATACGACCGATTCCAAATTTATTCATCATTAATGGTGAATATGGGTCAACCCCTCTTTGTAAAATAAGAATTTTTTGATTTTCGTAGTCAGAAAAATTTGATGTCGGTAATGTATAAAACACATTTTGAGGTATCGTACCATCATTATTCGCTTCGTAATTAGGGTATGATAATGGAACATATCCACTTTCCCCATCACCCTGTATAAATTGAAAGGTCGCCAATACATTTTCAGCATTTAATGTTTTCCAAAAACTAGGACCGGTTGTCCCTGTAGAACCCGGAACGGAATACTGTGATTGTCCATTAACAATTGTTTTAGTAATAGTAATCGCAGTTAATACTTGATAATATTCAATATCAGATGGATAAATATAGTTTTGACAAGCAATACCGTAAGTTACCGCAGAATATTCCGCAGTCCCTCCGGTATTTGTTAAATCAATACAATCAAGATTTGTGATACCCGTGGTTAACGGAAATTCAGGACTAATAATTCCTAAAGGATTACTAATTGTCGGTGTTTGACCTGTAAATGATATAGTTACTTTTGAACCCGGACAAGTTCGATACGTTACGGTTCCCGGTTCGGTTATATCAATAACTACACTTCTCACACACTCAGAAGGATATGCGGGTATATCATATAGAGTAGACCCTGAAGTAGTTTGGGTAAGAGCGTAACGAACATCCGCAGTAAATGATGTTGACTTAAGAACACCATTAATACCATTAACTTTATAACCCCCTGATACAGTGGTCGCTGAATATAAATAATTTTTATCTTTAGTTTTCTTTGGGTCAACGAACGTTAATAACGTACCCGGCTCCAAATCAAGACTAGATAACACAGTTAATGTATTATCAAAGTGACTCTTAGTACCATTTGTGGGTAATGAAAAAGTAACTTTAATTTTATTTACATTATCAAAGTATTTTTTTCGAGTATTATAAATATTAACTCTTTCCCCCGGAGGAAGTGTAAATCCGTCAGCAAGTGAGTTACTTTGATTTGGATATGTATAAACATTTGACGTATTAATTTTAAATTTTGTTGGACTTTTTGGTCTACCTAAATTACCAGCAACTGCTTGAGCCTGCATAGCAGCCTCCATTTCAAAATATGTATCATAGTCCGGATTATCCTGACCAATTCCAGGCCATACACGATTCGGTATTGATGTATCAGAAATTTGATTATTTTCATAATATAAACCGGAATTAGATAACTGAGATAATACTCCAGGTGCTGGTGATGATTCATCAGTCTCATCATCCCCACCCGGTTGAGTACTTTCAGGTACACACTCACAAGACTGACAATCAGGATAAGTAATCATCGGTAATTTAATTCTTCCAAATTTATAACTAACAATTTTATCAAACTTAAGAAGTAAGAATATCCCTCCCGCAGTATACAATAAAGCCTGTGCTAAAAATCCTGCAATCATACCCGCCGTCGCACCAAAAGCTGCAGTACCGGCAATTGCCCCTCCAAATAACGACCAATAATTAACGGCATTTATACTAAAATTTAATATGAAATAAGCAATAATTAAAACCGCAAAATTATTCCATATAAACGCTAAAAAATGATAAATTATTAAAACCGGTAATCCAATTAATTGAATAACCTGTAAAAGTATTGAGAAAATAAAAAAGAATAAATCAAAATTCCTAAATCCTTCATTTACCGGAAACTTATTAATTGTGGACGCACACTCATTATTATCAATCTCCTTGATACCTATAAACCTACCTTTAGCCCCATTTTTAAATTCATCAATAAAACCTGAAACCGTATAAACTTTGTTAAACTCAAACTGATAAAAAGTGTCTTCACAATTTATTTTTTGATTTAATATATTGTTTTTTAATTCAATACTGTTAGCAGTTACCCCATAAAAACCTTCGGTATATCCTGACCAATCAAGACCAAAATAATAGGAACTTTTTTGTCTCATTTTATTTTGAGCACTGGCATTTGGATTAGTAGGGTCACTGTTATTCGTAGACCACCCATATTCTTTAACATTAGGGACTAAGAAATACGCACGTCTTGTTTGTTCCGATAAACTAGGAGATTGTGACCACTTAACTTTAAATCTATATTTCCCTTTAGTTGGAATACCTACCGAGGGGTCATTTGAAATTACTTTTTCACCAAATTCATTAGTTATAAAATAATCTAGATTCATTGGTAATTCCGTTAACCAAACTCCGTTACCATCAATAATGTTACCCGACTTCTCCAATTGGAATCTCTCAAGTATTGGGTTACCGTCCGCATCATAATTAATCGTTTGTCGTATTGCCAAAATAGACCCAGGACCCGCAGCTAATTCACATAAGTTACCCATGTCATCTTTTGGTTTAGCATTTCTCCTAAGTCTTTGAGAATCCGCAGTTGAATAAATAGACCCCATGAATACTGAGGTTGGTTGTATGTCAATATTGGCGTCATCTCTAAGGTCAAAGTCAACACGATTAACAGCAATTTGGCAAATGTCAGGGTCACCCCACAATGGAGCAACAGATAAAGTTCTTGTTAAACTAACAATTTGAGGTAATGACGATAAATCATTTGAGGTTTTAAATCGGTTACCAGCAACTTGACCTTCCGTTGCCAACCCCATTCTAATTAAGTCTTGAGGTGTTAAAGAAAACTCACCAATATCCGATAAGTCAACATCCATTACTAAAGTTTGTGACCCTAATGGTACACCCATTATCATATAGTCACCACTTTCGTTTGTTTTGGTTGTATATTTGTAGTATTTGTCGTAAATCTCAACAACAACATCATCAATTAAAGCGTCATCTCTCGTAGGTAAAGTACCTGTAGCAGCGTGTGCCGAGTATGACTTTTCATAAGGTAAAAGATTATACCTAAACCCATCTTCATTTTTATCAGTCGGAGACTTGTAAGGGTAGATGCTAGATATTAATGGATTAGATTCATCGACGGATGAGATTGGGATAAATACTGATACTCGAGCGTTCGGAATACCAAATCCGTTATTTGCGGTAACTCTTCCAACAACAACACCATATTCTGAACAGCTTCTACTATAAACGTCAGTTTGTTGTATTTTTAACGATAAGATTTCTAAGAACTCAAAATCTTGGTCTAACTGAACATTAATTGTTTTGTTAATACCTAATTCGGTTCTAATTCTATATGACTGACCCATTCAATTCTTTTAATTTATAAATAGTTTATGTGTGATTTTTCAAGTTAACACACACCATATTTAATTATAAACTAGTTAAGCCAGAAATAAACCTGTTAAGAGAAGGTAACTGATTGGAAATTTTTAACCGATACTCTAATATCTTTGTTAGGATATCTAACTTGATATACTTGGGATGGTTGCGCGAAGATTGTATCATCAACTGTTGCAATTTCTTTAGTCTCAGCATTTGAATACTCCATAGATGTTTCGGCCGATGAATATTGACCTCCAACATTATTATAAACATTCAAACCTGCAACGGTCAACACACCATTTTGATTTTGAACAATACTTTTTAATTCAGATAAATAAACATTTTGACCTAACTCTCGTGTTTGTGGATTAAAGTAAGTTGAAATTCTATCAACTACATCCGCAATAACTTGTCCTGAATTCTGAGCCGAATCTAAAACAATTTGAACATCAATACTTAAATCAATAACCTCAGCAGTAAGAATTGAAATGTAATCATTCATCATTCGATAGTTTGATAAATAATTTGCAACGTTCTGTCTTAAAGTATCCGATACAATACTTGTTAATTTTCCTGAAGTGTCATAAGACAATAATTGAATTAATATCTTATTATTATTTTCCGTAATCGAAACTTTAGCCGGAGCACCAAACTCCGCAGGCATATTTCTAATAATTGACTCATAGTCTTGAACCGTAACAGCTCTTTTTTGAGCAGAGAAATTAAACGACACATAATTCCTAATTTCCTCTAATGAAGGTACACCCGCACCACCAATAGCCGCAGTCACGTTATTACATCTTAATGAATTAACAACAGATGAATTTGTTGTTTCTGACGGTCCATTCACAAAGAAGTTTACCGTACCAATCTGATTAATAACATTTGTACCTAAATTTGTTGCTAATCCACCACCAACTCTATATTGAATGAATAATGTTGAGTTAGGTGTTAATGCAGACCCTAATGAGAAATTGTTTGAGTATCTTTGTAAATCAATTGTAGCACCAACTGTAGTAAATTGGTCTAAAGCATCTTGGGCAGTATTAGTACCACCACCAAATGTCATTTTCTTAAATCCTTCCGGAGTATATTCCGTTATAAATCTATTGGAAGTTTGAATATATTTCCCAACTTTAATACCAGGTTGGTCCGAAACTTTCGTTGGGTCTTCGATGAATACTCGGTCTTCCGCAAGTGCATCCACCTCATACCATTTATTTTCAGCACCTAAAAACTCAGCCGTGGACGGAACATTAGTGTACTCAGTACCACTTTTTAATAAAACACTGGTAATTCCTAACACATTTTTCTCAGGTAAAAATAATTCAAAGAATGGTTTAACATCATTTGGTGTTATCACTCTTTTGAACACCTTAGTAATACCATTAACAACCAACTCTCGTTTTGTAATGGTGTAGTTAATAAGAACATTATTAGAGTTAAAGTTTGGTATTTTTAAACGGTTTGGGAATCCTTGGGCATTATAAGGTGACGTAAAATCAACATCATATATGTTTTCAAATACAATACCAGCCCCAACAACTTGAGAACCTCTAGTTAAAGTCCCTAAATATCTCTCATCCTCTTTATCTCCAAAAGCAGGAACCGTTATTGAAAAATCAACTAAAGACACTGATGGTCTTTGTCCCGGTAATTTTAAACCATAAGTTCGAGCTATGTTATAAATAGAAGACCTTTGTTGTGCGTATTGTAAAACTGTCTCTTGAATACTTCTATCAATATGGTAGTGTAAGTTATCCGCAACCGCAGCATTCAAGTCTAAGAACACAGAGAACACAGAAGCGTCGTTGAAGTCCTGTATTAATTCAGGGTAGTAAGTTCTTACATAGTTTAATAATTCAGTTCTTATCCCTTGATAATCTCTTGTAGTATACGATATATTACGATTTGCCATACAATATTAAATATTAATGATAACGAAATCACTCGGACCAAAAGTCGTATTATTGGTTGAGTAATCTATTTTTATTTTTGCTGTGTATTCTGATGTTCCTTTTCCCGGAAACCTATAAATTGACGACTCACTACTCCCCACCGTTGCAGTACCCATTGCTAAATCAACTTCCTCCATTGGGTCAGCAGGTGTAATGGATATTTGATTTAATAGTAAATTAGGCATAAACGTACCGACAGCCTCTCTAATATCAGACTCAATCGCATCAAAAGTTAAACCATCAAATGGTTCAAATAAGAACTCATAAAGTCTTGTACCAAATGTTGGTAAGTAATACCTTGACCCTTTTCGAGTTAGAAGTAAATGAATTAAATCTGCTTTGATTTCCTGTGACTCATACTCAGTAAGTTGTAGATAGTCACCCTTTACTGAATCTCTAAAAGGAAAATTAATACCATATGTTGTTCCGTCTGCCATATCTATAATTATAGTCTTATGATTATTTCTTATAAATACCTAAAAATAAAAAATCCCGACATTGCCGGGATTAATATAATTATTCGTATTTTATTATGAACCACATCCAAAACATTCAAATTCTGAATCTGTTGGTTTTGTTGTAGGGTCAACAAGATTTACTTTTGGTTTCTCTTGTTTAACCGTTGGTTGATTTACTTTCGAAATGTCCACAGCTAAGTGTTTAGCCCCTGTTGATATCGCCTTAGTTCTAACATAATAACAAAGAGTTTTCAACCCTTTACCCCATGAATGGAAGTGTGATGATGAAATTTTTGATAATGTTGGTTCTGACATATAGATATTCATCGATTGTGATTGGTCAATAAATGGAGCTCTGTCGGCTGCCATATCAATTAATTCTCTTTGAGAAATTTCCCAAATTGTTTTGTATTTTGGAATTAAATGTTCAATTCGTTTAACTTTCTTGTTGTAGTTTTTATCTTCAACATCAAGGTATTGATTGAAATTAATGTTTTGAAGAGCGC